ACTGATGATGTTGTAAATATATCTCAAGTTTCTAAGAATCAGGAGGATATTATGGATATATTATCTACAGAAATCAAAGGGCTTAAGAGTGAAGTAAAAGCTCTTAGACAAGCAATCATACTTAAAGGAATGCAAGTTAATTAATTTAACTCATTTACAATCATGAATATAAAATGTCATTCCTGTATGGAAAAACTAGAATTAATTAATAATGCTTTTGTATGTATAAAAAAGAAATGTATTCAATTTAAGAAAATACAAACAAAGATGAAAGAGGAGGAATAAGGTATGAGTGATGAGATGAAAGATATGCTTGAGAGAGCTGTTTGGACTTTCATTGAGGCTTTTATTGGTGCTTTGACTATATCTCCACTTGTAGGAGTAGATGCTAATGCTTTACAATTAGCTGCTATTTCAGGTGGTGGTGCAGCTCTAGCTGTAATAAAGACTTATGCAAAGAAAAAAATAAGTTAGAATTAATTAACATTGGGAGAACTAGCAATAGCAATCCTTTTGTATATAAAAAAAGCAGGAGTTTTGTAACTCCTGCTTTTTTGTTAAGCAGGTAGGAGGTTGATTAGGGTTGCAATGATACACACTAAAGGGGAGTATATCTTTGAGAACTCCAACCTGCTCTTTACTAACTATAACAAAGCTCTGGAACAAATAATAAATTATTTTCATTTTGCCTAATTTTGTCACTGTTGTAGTTTATAGTGTTAAACACAAACAAATTATTTCTGTAGCTTTCAGAAAGAGATAATTGATTAGGATCCATAACTAGAGGATTAGCTGCACCTCACATAAACTAGGGTTAAAGCCTATTATTCCACAATGTTAAATGCTACTAAATTTAGTATTCTGGTTTTTGGGAGGGAGTGGCACAGGGTTAGTTCTACTTATCACTATCACAACTACAGATCCTTAAAAATAATAAGCCCAAGCCCTTTTACTAGGCTTGGGCTTATTATTCTAAATTTCTACTTTAAATGCTTGACAATGAGACAAATTTTCTTTAATGTTAGATTATAAGTATTAGTTGATTAGGAGATACATAAATGAAAACATTAGATGGCACAATAGTTAAAGAAACAGCTTATGGTAAAGCTGTTAAGGCTTGGGCTAAAGATGGTAAAAAATATCCACTTGAAACATATATGGTTACAGTTTGTTCTTGTGGATGTTCTAAAAGATAAATAGTTGATTAGGAGGTTAACAATGAATAGAAAACAAAGGAGAATCCTTAAAAGCAAAAAAAAGGGAAAGACTCAACATGCCACAGGTAATTTTCCAATATATGTTGGGAGAGGCTAATGATGATTCAAGAATGGATTTATTTGGGCTTAGCTTTATATGGCTTTGCTTCTTTAATATTAACAATTCCCTTTCTGTGGATCTCGGCAGAGGAAAAGCTGCTAAATAGTAAAACAGATTTTGAAACAAGATTGCATAAAGGAGAGATCCTTAGCAGAAAGAATATGTTTTAATGTCTTATTTCTATCCAATGCCAAGACAAAATAAGTATGAGTGGTGGTACAAGTTTCTCTTTATAGACAAGTCCGGAGAAGTTTCAATGTATCAAATTAAGACAGATAAAGGTTTTCAAGTTGCAGAAAGTGTTGCATATGCTAATGCAACTTGGGATAATTATATAGATATACACTATATAGGAAAAAATAAGGAGGTTGATAATGGCACAGATGCCTAAGTTCTTAGAGGACTATACAACAGTTGATGAACTCATCAGCAAAATGAATAAAGAGTATCCAGAATCAAGATTAATTTCTGAGATGGTTGGATATGGAGATGATTGGGTAATATTTAAAAGCTCTTTCTATGAAACAAAAGAGGATGCAGAGCCAAAAGCTGTAGCCTATGCAAAGCAAACAAGCAAAGATCATAATTCTTGGTTTGAGATGGCTAACACAAAAGCTAATGGTAGAACTTTAAGAATTGTATTCTCTGAATCTACTTTAGCTGAGGAAATGATTGGGATTGCTCCTAGTAAGGATGCAGCTCCTAAGAAAATAACCTTAGATCAAAAAGTTAAAGAGTTAGAAGCTGAGGGATTGGTTGAGGATATTACTGATAGCAAACAAGCAATTATGAATAATATAAAAGAGTTTGCTATGGAAATAACTAATCAAGATCTAGACAAAGCTAGAGCATTTACTGCACAGGCTTTAGGTGTTTTAAATATGTCTAAGAATGATGTTTCTTTTGGCAATATGCAATCTGTAAAAAATAAGATTCAAGATATTGCAACTGAAGCAAGAACTCATGTTGATAAAGGAGAATAAAAGATGTTGGGTTTATTTGCTAGGAATAAGCATAGCCATACTGAAATTCTTTTTATTGAGAAAGATATATCAGAATTTAGAAAAATTAGATATATTTTAGAAGTAGAGGGCAAGATTTGTTCATTAGATCCAGAGTTCTCTACTTCTGGAAACTTAAGAAAAGCTGTGCATAGATTAAACAGAGATTACAACTGTAAAATCTATAAAGAAGTTTGTAATTGTGATTTTAAGGCTAAAGGTAAGCTAAACATGGATGGAACTCCAAGAAAACATTATGCTTACATAAAGGATTGGGCATCATGAAAATTATGATTACTTTTAAGATAACTGAGGATTATATTGTTAAAACTTCTGATATTGAAAAATCAGCACAATTAATCAAAGAGATTTGGGAACATAAACAAAATGCTCAAAATGATTTAATTAAAAAACATAAAATAGATTATTCAATAGATGTTATAGAAAAATATATGACAGAGGAGGAATAAATAAATGACAGAAAAATATAGACCAACTGCTTTTGCAGATGTAAAAGGTGCTGCAACAAAGATTCAGAGTGTTGATTGGTGGACACCTCCAGATGTGTTTGATAAATTAGATATAGAATTTGATATTGATGTAGCATCTCCTGTAGGTGGAGTTGATTGGATCCCTGCTAAGAAATATTATACAGAGCAAGATGATGGATTGACACAAGATTGGGATGGAACTGTTTGGATGAATCCACCTTATGGAATATCTACAGGATCTTGGCTAAATAGATTTGTAAAGCATGGAGATGGTATTGCTCTTGTTTTTGCAAGAACAGATACAAGATGGTTTCATAATTATGCACTAAAAGCAGATGCACTTTTATTTACTAAGGGCAGATTAAAATTTATTAATCCAGAAAGAAATGATACATCTACTTCAGCATCAGGCTCTTTATTTGTTGCCTGTGGTAGTAAATGTGTTAAAGCTCTTAAAAATTCAAATATGGGATGGTTTATAGATTTATGAGTAAATTAAGTAAGCCATTACAAGCATTCTGGAATAATCAGATTGCTAATGACAATATTAAAGCAGCTCCATTCTCTGGTAATTGTATGTTTTGCACAAAAGAAATAACAGAACAAGATGAGGATCACTCTGTCTGCAATACTTGTTGGGCAGATTTAGGAGATGATGAGTGATTGAACTTTTATTAACTTGCTCATTGTTAGGTAGTGTTCATTTTGATTTACAAGATGTAACACAGATCCACACAGTATCTAATCAATGTGAGTTAATAGAAGAGGTGCAAGAGTGGATTCCATTAGTAAATATCTACTTTCAGTCAGAGGATGAAGCTCTTGCATTAACTGTTATTTATTGTGAAAGCTCAGGCAGAGAAAAAGCTACAGGTTATAACAGAGATGGAACAATAGATCAGGGTTTGTTTCAATTTAATTCAGAAACAGAAAAATGGCTTGAAAAAGATATTTATAATAGAGACTTAGATATGTATGATGCAGAAACAAATATAAAAGCTGCTAGATGGCTTTCTTTTTATGATGGATGGCACCATTGGAATAGCAGTAAACATTGTTGGGGTAGATATGAAAATTCTTAATTTATATGCTGGAATAGGTGGAAATAGAAAACTTTGGGGAGATGAACATGAAATAACTGCTGTTGAATATGATGAAAAGATTGCAGAGATTTATCAAGATATTTTTCCTAATGATAATGTTATTGTTACTGATGCTCATGAATATTTAAGATTAAATTATCAAGATTATGATTTTATTTGGAGTTCTCCACCATGCCCAACACACAGTAGAATTAGACAAAATGTTGGAGTGTTACATCTAAACTATGAAGCATTATTTCCTGATCTAAAACTTTATCAAGAAATTATATTTTTGAAACATCACATGGAAATCAAAAAACATAAAATCAAAAAGTTATGGGTTGTTGAAAATGTAATACCTTACTATGAGCCATTAATTGAAGGTAAAAAATTACAAAGACACTTATTTTGGAATAATTTTGAATTGAAAGATAAAAAATTTAAGCATATAACTTTCAAAAAAGCTACTGTTGCTGAATATGAACAAAAATATGGTTATGATTTATCAAAATATAAGGGTATTGACAAGAGAGTGCTTCTCAGAAATTGTGTAAGCCCAGAGGTGGGTAAATATATTTTAGATGAGGCAATAAATGACTAATTCTGTAGGTAGGAGAGATTTTAAAGCTGAGGAATATCAGCTTTATGATGTCAAGAAAGCTAGACCATTTTGGAATAAAGTTTGTGAGATAGCAGATTGGCAGATAATTAAAAATATTGAGGACTTTGGAGAGGATTTTGTTTGCAAGATAATAGATGAAACTTACATAATGGAGCTACAAGTTGTTGGTTATTGGCATAATTTTAATAAAAAACATATAAGCAATTTATGGATCTCTGCAAGTAAAGTAAATAATCTTAGAGAAAAAGCAAAAGAAAAAAACACAAAAGCAGGATTAATATTTCTTAATTGTGTTCCTGATAGATTTATTGGAATAGATATAGATTATGTATCAGATGAATTTGAAGTTATTAAGCCATCAGAAAAATCATATAAAATACCTTATAAAACTTTGGATCATTATGTATATAAAGAGTTATTAAGTAGAAACTTCTGTGATTGTTTGGAAAATCATTTAGAAATTATGCAACAAAGTAATGGCAGAATTCCTATGGCAGAAAAAAAATACAATATAAGAGGTAAAAATGGAATATGCTGCAGATGATATAAATATTGGCTATATGACTTGCCTCATGTTCATTAATTCTGAGCATACTCTTATAGATAAACTTAATAATATTACTGAGATACAACCAAATAGATCTCATGCTGTATTTACTCATATAACAGAAATTCATCAGGGTGGAGTGAGCTTTGATTTAATAACTAAATCCATGCCTACTTATGTCAAAATTACTATGAATTATAATGGCAACTTTGATATTTTAACTAGAACTACTAAAGGGCAAACAGAGTTCAAAGATGAAACTGTAGAAACTTTAATTAATTTTCTGCATATATTTTATGTGAATATGGTTGATGATGAGAATAAATTACTGCTTAATGCTTTAGACAAAAACACATACAGGAAAGCTGCTAAAACTATGCACTATAGAGAAATGTTTGGAGATGATGCAGCTATTTAATGGAGATTGTTTAGAAGTTATGCAGGAAATACCAGATAACTCTATTGATTTTATTTTAACTGATTTGCCATTTGGGAAAACTAGATTGCATTGGGATAAAATTATACTTTATAAGCCTATGTGGAAACAAATAAAAAGAATTAGAAAAGATAATACAGCTACAGCACTATTTGGAACAGAGCCATTTTCTACTAACTTAAAAATGAGCAATTTTAATGAATACAAATTTGATTGGTATTGGAAAAAAAATAGAGGTGTAGGACACTTAAATTCAAAAAAAAGACCAATGCTAGATATAGAATTAATAAGTATGTTTTATAAAAAACAACCAATGTATAATCCACAAAATATAAAAAAGGCAAATATTAAAAGAAATAACATAAGTGAAATTAATAATAAAACATCATTTTACTTACAAAATCAAAAAGACTTTAACAGAAGTAATTATAAAAATTATCCAAAAACCACAATAGAATTTACAGCAGTAAAAAGCAGTAATAGATTACATAATACACAAAAACCTGTAGCACTTTTAGAATATTTAATTAAAACTTATACAAAACAAAATGAAACAGTTTTAGATTTTACAATGGGTAGTGGATCTACAGGTGTAGCTTGTGTTAATACAAACAGAGATTTTATTGGAATAGAGTTAGACAGGGATTATTTTGATATATCACAACATAGAATACAAGAAAAATCAAAAAGTTAAATTTGTAATTCCATCAGATTATAGAATTATAGATCCACAAACAAAAAGAATTCTCTGGAAATATGGAACAATTCAATTTTTTGCTAATGATAAAATTTCTGCTTGGGTGCTAGAAAAAGGCACTAAAGAGCCAATTAGAATTTCTTTGTTCTGTATTTTGCCTTTTTGACTTTGAGACAAATTTATGATATACTATTAAAAAGGAGGTTGATAAATTGAGAATATATATAAATTTTGGGAATCATGAAAATCCAAATATTAGAAAAGTTAATTTAAAAGATAAATATATTGAGCAAATAACTTTTCCTAGAAAAGATTGTTACCCAAGATACAGTTCTTTCTATCATGGTTTAATAGATTGTTGCTTAACAAATAAAATAATTAGGTTAAACAAAGATCATAGACATTTTAGAAAAGAATATGTTGCAGAGCAAAAAGAAATCAAATTAGAGGAAAAAAGATATAAGCAAGAAAAGTTAAACCAAGATCAATTACATGAGTGGTGTAAAGCTAATTGTGATTGGTGGTATAAAAAGGATGGATCATTATTTGCAGACTTACCATGTAGATGTGATTGTCTTTATACTGAGTATCCATGTTGGGATTGCAAAAGAAATAACTCTGATCCTATGGCAGACTTTAATAGATTAGGAATATTTGGATAAAAGCATTTAAAATTCAATTAGAATTTCATTATTTTGTATCTTGCCTGTACATTAATAATATATGAAAGCACAAGTTAATTTAAGTCAAGTATTACAGGGTGGATTAGCAGCTCTAGTTGCATGGTTGTTTAAGACAGTTAATGACTTGCAACAAGAAGTAGCTGTATTAATGGTGCAGATTACTGATGCTAAAGATGATTTATTGAGTTTAGCTGTTAGAGAACAAGAATTAAATTCAGCAATAACTGAAATTCTTATAAAACTAGGTGGCTAATGAATCCTGCTAAACAAGCAGCTTTATTTTTATTTATATGGATATATTTATTGATTGGATGTCATGTTAGCTAAATTAAAAGATAATCTTGCATTAGTTGTTACTGCTATAACTCTTATGGGATCCATAGGTGCAGGAGTTCAAAGCTTAGGAGCTGTAATAAATACTCTTACAAATATAGATGAGAGAATGAACACTATAGAAACAGATTTTGAGAGCTTAAAAGAATCAACAATGGTTTCTAATGATATTGCAATACTGTATGAAAAGATATATCAATTAGAGCAAGTTGCATATAATGCAGAGTTTTTAGAAACAGAATTAACAACTTTAAGAGCTAATTACCAAAACTTAGAATCAGAAGTAAGAGATTTGGAATGGAAACTAGAGGACTTTCAGGCAAGATATATTTCTGAGCTGAACAATCCTCCTCAAGATTCACAAGCTTATGAGCTTATGAAATGGGAGTGGCAGGATTTGCTAAAGAAAGTAACAACACTTGAGAATAACCAACTTGAATCTTGGGAGTTAGATAATCTCAGAGACAGAATTACTTATTTAGAAGCTTATATGCACCAACACTAATGAATTGTAATTGTTCTATCTTGTGCTGTGGTTGTAGTTTGCATTGTAAAAACAAATAATAAGTTATACTAATTCTATGGATTATATAGATGATATGTCTTTAGCTTTGCCTAATCAACAACAAGTAGGGGAAAGCAATGTTGATTTTAAGAGATTTCAATATTATTTAGGTTTAGGAGCTTCCAGAACACTTAAAAAAGTTTCTCAAAACTTCAGTTTGTCAGATAGAAGAATTTATCAAATTGCTGCTAAAAATCAATGGACAGATAGAGTAAAAGCTATAAATAAAATGCTAAATGAGCAGATAATTAGTGAGGTTTTTGCTCAAGTAGGAGAAACTGCAAGAGATCTAGCAGATAATCTAAAACCTTTAATATTTAGAATTATAAGTGAAATAAATGAAAGAGATTTAGCTTCTATGAATCCTACTGAACTAAAGGGCATATTAGATATATGCTATAAGATGATTAGTCAAATCTATGGCTTAGGACATCCACAAGTAACAGTTAATCACATAGAACAACCACAAATAAGGTTTAAGTGGGATTGGGAGCAGGATGATGATGAAACCTTTTCCTGATAAAAAATATAATATTATATATGCAGATCCTGCATGGAGTTATAAAGGCAAAATGATGAATAGTTCTATTACAGATCATTACTCAGTAATGACTATAGATGATATTGCTAATTTACCTGTTAAAAATATATCTGATAAAAACTGCATATTATTTATGTGGGTTACTTCTCTAAAACTTAATGAATTTATGAAAGTTGTTGATAGTTGGGATTTTGAATATAAAACAGTTGCTTTTACTTGGGTAAAGAAAAATAAAAAATCAGATAGTTTCTTTATGGGTTTGGGTAGATGGACTAGAGCAAATCCAGAATTTTGTATATTAGCAACAAAAGGCAAAATAAGCAGATTAAGAGCTGATATAAGACAACTTCAAATACATCCAATAGAACAACACTCAAAAAAACCTGATATATTTAGACAATTAATAACAGATTTAGTTGGAGATTTGCCTAGAATAGAACTTTTTGCAAGAGAAACTGCTGATGGTTGGGATGCTTGGGGAAATGAAGTCTAATGAGCCAGATTATTGAGGCTACTCCACCTGATTTACATTCTGGACAAATAGAAGTTATAAAAGCACTTGATAATAATAGATTTGTAATTGCTGTATGTGGTAGGAGATGGGGTAAAACTACACTAAGTTTGGTAGCAGCTATAGATCAGGCTCTCAAAGGATTAAAAGTATGGGTTATATTTCCTGTTTATCCACAAAGTTTAGAATCTTGGCTTAATCTAAAATCATTAGTTAGGCAGTTACCAGAGGGATATGCAGAAACAAGAGAAGTAGAAAAAAGAATTGTATTACAGAATGGTGGATCTATACAGATTAAATCTGCTAATAAGCCAGAATCATTAAGAGGTGCAGGTGGTATATCTTTAATTATTTTTGATGAAACTGCTTATATGGACAAAGAAACTTGGGAAACAGTTAGACCAATACTTAGTGATAGTTTAGGTAAGGCTTTATTTATATCAACTCCTAATGGCATGAATTGGTTTTATGAGCTGTTTGATAATGCTAAAAGGAGAGATGATTGGGTTGTATTTCATTATCCCACAGAGCAATCTCCTAGAATAAATAAAGATGAATTAGCACAAGCCAAAGAGGAGTTAGGCTCTATGGTGTATGCACAAGAGTTCTTGGCAGAATTTACAGAAGTAGGACACATGTTTAAAAGAGAATGGTTTAAGTATTTTGATGTTATAGGAGGAGATGATCCTGAATATATCTTAGGAGATGAAGTAGTAAAGCATAGTGAGCTATCTATCTTTGGCACTATGGACACAGCATTAAGTATTAAAGAAACTGCTGATTACTCAGTAATAATGACAGTTGGCTCAACCTCTAGTGGTAAGCTTTTAATATTGGATGTATTCAGGGCAAGACTAGAAGCTCCAGAGTTACTTCCACAGATAGAAGCAAAGATTAATGAGTACAACATGTCTTGGTTGGGAGTGGAGGATTCTAGTTTTGGGCTTGGTATTATTCAGATGGCTAGAAGGCAGGGTTTGCCAATAAGAAACTTAAAGGCAGATAAGTCTAAAACTGCTAGAGCTGTTCCTGCTGCTGCAGGTGTAGAAAATGGCTCTATATGGTTTTTGAAAAATGCTAAATGGCTTGTAGAATTTGAAAGAGAATTAACTAGCTTTCCATCTAGTGGATCTCATGATGATATGGTAGATGCCCTAGCTTATGCAGCTAGGTTTGGGATAGTTAGAAAGACAAATTGGAGTGTAACCTAATTGGGTATAAGAGATAATATTAGAGGTTTCTTTAGAGATTCAGAGATTCCAACAGAACAAAAAAACTATGGAAAGTTTCCTACATCAAATATAGTTTTTCCTTTTAACACAGATGCAGGATTCTTTAGTGGAGTTAATCAAATGTCTCCAGAGGGTAACTCTGCTGCTCTTGCTTGTTTAAATGTATTAGGCACAGCTTTTAGTGAGCCACCATTAAAAGTATATTTAAAGAATCAAGAGGGCATGGATCATGTATCTAATCATCCTGCTGAACAGTTAATCAGCAATCCTAATCCAAATATGACAGATTCACTTATGAATAATTATATTGTTACTTCTGTAGCTGTTTATGGAGATGCTTTTATTCTTAAATTAAGGAATGATTCAGGAGCTGTAGTTCAGTTAGTTCCTCTGCTTCCAGATATGGTAGAAGTAAAAGGCAATAATGAACAATTAATCACTAAGTATGAATACAAGCAAAAAGGCAACACAATGACAATCATGCCAGAGGATATGATACATCTTAGAGAAAGAGTAGATCCTAGAAATCACAGGAGAGGATTAGCACCATTAAGAAGTGTAATGGTAGAAGTATTGGGAGATGCAGCAGCAAGTCAAATGGGTGCAGCTCTTGTAAAAAATACAGGTGTGCCTAGTGTTGTTATATCTCCAAAGAATGATTTATCTATGACATCTGATGAAGCAGAGAACATAGCTGAAGTATTTGGCAGGAGATTTGGAGGAGAGAATAGAGGCAGACCATTAGTTATATCTGGTGGAGAAGTTGATATAAAAACTCTTTCTTTTAGCCCTAAAGATTTAGAGATAGGCAAACTTAGATATATCAATGAGGAGAGAATATCTGCTGTGTTAGGTGTTCCTGCAATATTAGCAGGGCTTGGATCTGGATTAGATAGAGCAACATACTCTAATGCAAAAGAGCTTAGAGAGTTCTTTACAGAGCAAAAACTCATACCTATGTGGAATCACTTTGCTAATGAATTTACCAAACAATTACTATTACAAGATTTTGAGGATAATACAGATTACTGCTTTAGGTATGATATTTCTGATGTTAGAGCCTTATCACAAGATGAGGATGCAACTATGCAGAGAATAACACAGGGATTTAATGCAGGATTTGTAACTGTTAATGAGGCTAGACAAGCAACACAGTTACCTGCACTTGATGATGGAGATTACTTTATAAGAAATGCTTTACTTGCAGAAGTTCCTGTAGATGGAGATGTTGTTATGTATAACACAACTCCTAATGAAGTAGAACAGAAAGATGTATCTGAAAGAATTGCAGGAATATTAAGAGATAAAGTTAAAGAACATAATGACAAAGATCCTAAATACAGAGCTACTTTTTCAATGCTTAGGCAAGTGTTTGAAAGAGGAGTAGGTGCATATAATACTAATCCTCAATCAGTAAGACCAAATGTAACTAGCTCAGACCAATGGGCATTAGCCAGAGTAAATACTTTTATAAGAGCATTAAGTTCAGGTAAGTTTCCTAACAGAGCATTTGATACAGATTTACTTCCTGCAGGACATCCAAAAAGCACAAAGAAAGAAATAGATTTAGAAATAGAAACTAAGGTAGATAAAGTTCCTAGCTATATACAAAAGAATGCACAAAGAGGTTTAGATCTTTTAGAGTTTGCAGGAGATGGATTAACAGATAAAACAAAGAGAGAAGCCAGAGATATGGCTAATGGAAAGATTTCTGATAGTAAAGTTATCAGAATGGCTGCATGGTTTGCTAGGCATTCTCAGGACTTAGATTCAGATGCAGCTAATGATTATCTTTCTGGAGATAGTGATAGACCAACAGCAGGGCAAGTAGCTTGGTTGTTGTGGGGTGGAGACATATCCAAATCAAACAAAATGAGAGCTGCTAATTGGGCAACAAAAGAAGCAGAGAAAGTAAAAGAGAATAAAAGTTTTGATTATCCACTATATGGATGGCAAGAGCCAACAGCTAAAATCTTAGGATTACCTACAGTAAAACATTACAGAACAGAGATAGAAAAGAAAGAACTCTGGGAAGCTATAAATGGATTAGAGAATGCTTGGAGTGAGTATATGTCTAATATTTATGCAAAAGAGCTAAATAGACAAAGGAGAGGCTTAGCTAATGTAGCTAAAGGTAGCCATGATTTATCTGCACTTGAAACTAATGTAGATATATTCCTAAATGAATCTAAGTTTGATAAAGAGTTACTTCCATTGTTTTATTCACTTGGTGATGATATGTCAGTAAGAACTTTTGATAATCTCTTTCCTGCACAAGATAATTTTAAAGCTGCTGATCCTGTTGATTTAGGAGTGGAAATAGATGAGGAACAAGCAATTAGAACAGTTTTTGGAACTTTATCTGGGCTATTACCTGAGGGCAGAACACTTAAAAAGATAGTTGATAATGGATTTTATAGAGGGCAAAGAGAAGTTCCTGCAGAAGTAGTATCATTATTCCAAGATTCACAAGCAGCTAGTTTTGTGCAAGAAAATGCTAAGAAAGTAATGAATGACTTGAATGCAACTACCAAGAAAAGAATTGCAACACAGATACAAAAGACAATCAAAGAGTTTGAGGATTTAGGAATAGTAAATCCTGTAGCAGGAACTCCAGATGGAGATAAGTTCTTTAATGAGTTAGCTAAAAGAATTAATACAGTTTTAGGAGGACAGAACTTAGGTAGGGCTAAGAATATAGCTAGAACAGAAGTTGGTAAGGTAAGTTCATGGGCTCAACAAAGAGCTGCAAAGGCAACAGGTAAAAATTTAGAAAAAGAATGGGTATCTAGGAGAGATGGCATAGTTAGAGAGGCACACTTTGAGCTAGACAATCAAAGAGTTCCTCTGAATAGCTTTTACCTGTATAATGGAATAAAGTTGGATGCTCCTAGAGATCCTAATGCTCCAATTAGTTTGATAGCTAATTGTAGATGCACAGAAGCTTATATTGAGGTAATAGATGAATGAAATAGATAGACCAAAAAATCTATCCTACAAGAATGCTCCTATAGAGCTGAAAGAGGATGGAGATAATAGATACATAGAGGCAGTTTTTTCATTATTTGATACTATTGATTCAGATAATGATGTAACCAAAGCTAATGCTCTAAGATCAGGATATACAGGCAATAAAGTGCCTTTAGTATGGAATCATGATTGGAGCAAAGTTATTGGTAGAGGAATTATAGAAACAGATAATCAAAAAGCTGTATTTAAGGGTTATTTCTTACCAACAGAAGCAGGAAAAGAAGCTTATGAAACTGTAAAAGCTATGCAAGATATGCAACAGTTTTCTTATGGCTTTCAAGTAATGAAATCAGAAAAAGGTAAGCACATAGATTCAAAAGGAGAGGAAGTTCCTGTAAGAGTATTACAAGATGTAAAAGTATGGGAGGTATCTCCTGTTTTAGTAGGAGCTCAACAGAATAGCTTTGTTCAAGCTCTTAAATCTGGATTAGAGCCTTATGATGATTGGGATACAGAGTTTGAGGAAGTCAAAGAACAAGTAGGCACAGATGAATATACAACACAACAGGAAGCTGCTGAAAGAGCAAAAGAGATTGGTTGTGAGGGAACTCATACACATGAAAAAGATGATGGCACAATGATTTATATGCCATGTGCAACACATAATGAATATGTAAATCAAAAAGAACAAAAGTATGGTAAAAAGAAATGCACTTATGGAAAAGATGGCAAATGTGCCAAAGAAATGAAACAAGATTTAGAGATTTCAAGTGAAACTGATACAGGTATCAGTAAATCATCCCAACAGGGTATGAGACTTGGAGAACATGCTGTAGCTTCTCTTGAGGAGTTAAAGGCATTCACAGAGAGGATTGAGGATCTTGCTTCCTTAAGAAACTCTGAAAAAAAGACACTAAGCCAAAAATCTACAGAGATGGTATCTACATACATAGCAGGACTTAATGCAATTTATTCTAAGTTGGATGATGTCTTAGCTCAGTATGGATATGATCCTGTTAAAGATAATGAGCTATTTCTTGATGTTCAAAAGAACATTATGAAAAATAACTAAATAGGAGAAAAATAATGGCAACATTAAAAGAAATGAGAGCTGAGAAAGCTCTTAAGTCTGAGGAACTTGCTAGGATTTTTGATTCTGTTAAGGATATGTCTGAACTTTCATCAGATCAAAAAGAGGAAATCAAAAGTAGAAATGATGAATTAGCTTCTTTAGGAGAAAAGATTACTGAACTACAGGATCTACAAAATGTTAAAGATGCTAACAATGATGATATGGAAGCTTCTAAAAAAGTTTCTGGAATGCCTGTATATGGAGAGCCAGAAGTTGAAGCTCCAAAATCACTTGGACAACAATTCTTAGAATCAAAGGCTTACAATTCCTTTGTTGATCATGGTATTACAAATGTGCCTTTTGAGGCTAAAACTACTATGACTACTTCTGTTTGGACTAGAGATACTATCTATCAACAGGTTATTCCTGCAATAGAGCCAGATCCTAATCCTGCATTAGATTTAGTAGATTCAATTAATACTGATCAAACAACCTATTACTTTTTGCAAGAATCTAGCACAAACAATGCTGCTGAAAAAGCAGAGGGTGCTGCTGCACCAGAGGATGCTTTCAGCTATACAGCTGTTACTGCACCTGTAAGAAAATTCATTACAACTTTGCCTATTACAGCAGAGTTGCTTGAGGATCAAGCAGGAGCTAGAGCATACTTTGATGGCAGACTTGCAAATCATGTAATGCAAAGATTAGAAAAACAATTCCTAGTGGGTGGTGGTGTAGCTCCAGATATTAAAGGACTTACACAACATGCAGGAATTAACACAATCACTTACACAGCAGGAGCTTATCCAGCTAATGTGGGTGGTAAATTAAGAACAATCCTACAGGGTATTAAAGATATTGAAGTTAATGGTAAATTAGCTCCAGATGCTATCTTGATGTCTCCTGCTGCTTATGAAGCACTTGCAGGACAAGTTGATGGCAACAATAACTTTATGCTTGGTGCTTCTGCTCAAAGTGGTAGCCCAACCATCTGGGGATTGCCTGTTGTTAAATCATCACAAATTGGTGGAGCTGTTTCTACAACTATTGATGTAGTTGTAGGTAAGTTTGGTGGATCTTTAGCTGCTAACCATGTATTCAGAAGAGGAATGGAATTACAAATTTCTGACTCTGCTGCTGATGGAGACTTTGGTAAAGATATTCTTACTGTTAAAGCATCATTAAGATATGCTTTAGCTGTGTATAAGCCACAAGCTTTCACAAGAATTAATGATATTGAATAATAGTTAATTAATATGGAAAAAAGTCAGAGCCAATCTTTTATTATGAGTAATGAAGTAATTGGCTCTGCTTTCCATGAGGAGAACAAAAATATGAAATTTATAGAAAAAGAATCAGATTTTGTATGGCAAGACAGTAAAACAGGTAAATTTGGTAAAGGTAAAAATTGCCCATTCCAAAGTGGTGTTCTTGTAGCAGGTATGGGAGATCCTGTTCCAGATGTAAAGATTGCACCTAAAAAAGCACCTGCACCTAAAACAAAAGCTGTAAAGCCATCAGAAAATAAGTAATTAAAAGGAGTTAGATATTGAGCCATCAATATGTAGATAAAGCCACATTAAAAACATGGATGGGCTTATCTGGATCAACACAAGATGATAATTTAGATGTTGCACTAGATGCTGCATCTGCTGCTATTGATGCCTACTGTGGTAGGCAATTTACTATATCTGCTGCAGTAGAAACTAGATTATATGATTGTGAATTTATGGATTATGCAGATGTTGATGATATTGCTACTACAACAGGACTTATAGTTAAAACACTTAATGCTGATGGCTCTGTAGCAGAAACATTAACACTAAACACAGATTATTATTTAGCTCCTTACAATGCAGATAAAGTAGATCCTATATTGCCATTTACTAAAATAATTATGGCTATAGAGAAATCAGGTAAAGTATTACCAACAGAACACAGGCAGGGTTTATCAATTACAGCTAAGTTTGGTAGCCCAATACAAGAGGGTTCTAATCCTGTACCTGCTGCAGTTACACAAGCAACACTAATACAAGCTTCAAGATATTTTCAGAGAAAAAATAGTCCAATGGGTTTTTCTGGTAATCCAGAAACAGGACAACCTGCTGTAGTATTTTTATCAGAACTAGATCCAGATGTAAAGAATTTAGTTAAATCATTTAAGAAAACAACAATTACTCTTGCATCAGGCAGA